CAGCTAGTTCATTCCCAGTCTGTAAAGCCTTAGCTTCTGGTGTTTTAGATAAAACCGTTTCAATAACCCCAATAGATGCTGGATTTGTATTTACAAAATACTCTCTTTCCCCCATTGTTGGGTCACGGCCCATAGTGCTATTAAACGCTTGAAACACAGCGGCTTCAGGTGAGTTAGCTATACCCTGCTCTATTTGGTCAATACTTTGATTTGTTGCAAGCCACGCATCAACTCCAGACTGCAAAGGGTCTCGTCCAAGATACTTGTTATACAGTTCGCTAATTTCAGCAGCAGTTGCCATTTTACTTACCCTTCATCTTCATCAGCTTGTCAGCGCCACGTATGCCAAAGCTAGCTGTGACAGCAACAAAAAGCAAGTACTGGTAGTACTCAGGTAACTTGTCTAGCTCAGTAAACGCAATGCCTACCCGCTGCATGATACTCAAGTCATCCATAGCTACTCCGTAGCAAACCGCCAGTAAGGGCAGAGAAAGAACAACGGTGAACCATTCGTCTTTCCATGACCTCCCACTAGCTTCAGCCATGTGCTGTTCCCACGTAGCCGTGTTCTCAATAACTTTCATCTGAGCTACGTGCTTGGCCTGTGACTTCTCGTGCCTATTAGCAAGCCAGTTCTGAGCCAAGTTTGCAACGGGTCCAACAAGGGCTGTCCACATAACTTACAAGCCCCTCATACGCTTTACAGTTTCAGTTTCCCAGATGCGTATACCTGTCCACACGATTGTAAACAAAGCCGCTACTGCGGGTAACAAGCCAGCCAAAGCGCCAACTCCAGTTGCTATAGAAATTGTATCTACGACCTCTTTCATTCCGTCATCTTCCATAGTTATGCGCCTTTGATAATTAAAGCTGTTCCGTATATCACGCCAGATACAAACACCGCTCCTACAACCATAGCAATTCCATCAGCTATCTTTTGTCTTTTCTTACGTTGTTGGTATACTGCTTTTTCTCTTCGTAAACGTATGTCCTTACGTAACTGCATCATCTCTACGTAAGTTTCTTTACCGTATGCCCAGACAATTAACTCACGTATGTGCTTCTCTTGTTCCTGAAGCTTCTTACGAGCTATAGTAGCGTTAAGAGCTTCTTCTTCTACTGACCCACCACCAAACAACTTTTTAAATATAGGTGGGTTTTCTGCTTCTCTTTCGGCTTGCCTTATATCTGATGCGTAACTAAACCACTTGCCCAACTGTTGAGCAACTTGTTCAATCTCAGCACCTTTGTTGACTAAAAGCTGTACGCCTCTGAACGATGAAGACGCTAGAGCTACAAGAGAAAGAGGGTCCATTCATTATTTACTCAGGTTCAGAATCGTCCCAATCAGCGCGTTGCTGAATGATTTTGCCGTTAGTAAATGTAGTTTCAATAGTTGCGCCTTCTGCGGCTTCTGGATCAGGATCTGGGCCTGTTACCGTCCAAGTATGGTCTACATACTCATAAGCCGCTAATGACTTCTCTGGACGCCATGCCCACTCAAACCAATCCTCTGCAGGAGCCGCTGGACCTTCTGCCCATCCAGTAACCGCTGTACCAGTTACATTAATCCATGTCTTATTCATTAGTTATATACCCATGCTTGGAAGTTTGCAAAAATGCTTTGTGACATACTGTTATGGCCTGTTGTTGCAACAAACTTTTCACCGGGATTTAGTATCCATCTGTCTTGATGAATAATGAAAGTATTTCTATAGCTACCATGTTGGTAATTAGCTACAACATCAAAAGGATTACTAATAGATACACTATTGTCATCGTATTGACCATTGTTTTGAAAAAAATTAAAATTTAAATCATAACCAGTTTGTGCGTGGTAACCTCTAATAATGTTATCGGTTGTACTATTTGTGTCATTCACAATAGAAAGACCAATCCAATAATTAGTGCTGTTTCCACTTTCAATCTTAAATGTGTCAGTTGATGCATTAGATTGTGCAGATCTCATTTTGTAAGGAATTACAATGCGAGCGTACGTGCAATCAGAAGGGGCTGTATATAACACCTGTGGAGCAGATGTAGTCCAACCACTTACAGCTTGTGGATTGTTATAGTAACTTACCGTAGTAATACTATTAGGGCTTGTTTTAGGGCTTGCGCCGCCAACCGCCGCTGATGCTGTTTTAGTTAATGCCATTGTTTTTTCCTCAAGTAATCTCTACGCCCTGAATGTTTACACGAGCGGAAATATCGTAGTTAGCGGGCGTAAGGTTTGTATTATTAAATGAAATATCTCCTGTTCTACTAGCCCCGCCTTTAGGAAGAATAGCTCTGTTATTGCTCTGAGTACCTCCCTTAGTACGCAATCCAGTTAACTTAAACTTAAATGTTAAAGAATTGTTTTCACACAAATATATATATGCTTCTGTATCGCCTGTAGGAAATGCTACATAGCCTCCACCTAAATGCTCTTGTCCCCAAATCTTTTCATTTTGAACAGAACTAGTAGCCGCTATTGCCGCTTTATGTTCGGCAGTAAACAAAGACTGATACGTATTATTTATCCCAGATCCATTTCTAGGGTGCTTTATTTCGGTGTTTGTTATTTGACCAGTGTTACTTGCACTGTTGTATGCTGACTTTGTAAACACCACTAAACCATGCTGAAAATCGTACCAAGAATTTCCTCCGTGAAACACATAAAATTTATCTTCAGAGTCATTGTATGCAACCATTAATTTCTGTTCGCTTACATTTGTTTGTGTGTAAAGATTTACTTGTTTAAATACATTAGCATCGTATCCTGATGCAGATGTGTTGCCGGTAAGGTCTCCACTGTCTACAAGATTTCTAACATACAACGTGTTGTTATATCTATAAAAATAATACAAGTCTCCATCATCATCATAACAAACAGCGCCAACTGCGTATGTACTGTTTGATGCATACGCCTGTTGAGCAACCGTATAAATATTGGTTGTAGAAATACTAGGATCAAACATTCTGATTGTGTTCTGTTGATAATAAAAAAATCTGCGGTTTACAAAGTCCATAGCAGGAGAGCCATAACTACGATTAACTACTTGATTATTATTGTAATGGCCCTGAAACGTAGAATTTCCGTCTTTTCTAAACGAAATAGTATTGCCGTCAGCTAGCTTGCATGCAGTAAAAAATTGTGACGAATTAAACTGCTGACTAATAGCATTGGTATGGTTTCCGTTAAAAAGTTGCGTATCTGATTTAGTTATACCTGCTGATCCTGTTGCACTTGATAAACTAAAGTTAGAGTCTGTACCTGCAAAAGAAATAATTTCAGTAATGTTGTCATAATGGTCAGCAGAGTTACCATTACCCCTAAGATTAAAGTCATGAATATCTGTTGTTACTGTTGACTTGGTTCCGGGAGTAATAGCAGTGTTTAATTTCATAGTCATGTTTTGACTAGGAGCAACAACTATTGTTCCTGCCGCATTTTCAAATGTGCTAAGAACTTCAATATTGTTGTTGTCAATAAACAACTTAGCTTTATCTGCGGCAATATCACTGCCAGTAACAAACACCTCTCTTACAACAGCAGTCGTACTAGAGTTATTGTTAACTAAAGTAAACTGATTGTTGTTTGTCATGTTAGCCCCAGTAAAGTTCTGGTTAACTAACTGTTTAATTTCTTCTGCCATTACAATGCTCCTCTAGCATACAGTCCTGCAAATGAAACTCCTGCCGCTGGAGCAGAAAAACTTAATTTGCCATTGCCGTCTGTTGTCAATATTTGATTAGCCGCACCATCTGCATTAGGTAGCTCCAGTGTGTATGTAGCGTTTGCAGAGTGCGGTGGGCCTTTGAGTGTTACGCCATGACTATTTGATTCGCAATTAAATCTAATAGCGCCAGCATTATTATTTCCAAATAGTTCTGTAAAGTTGGAGCCGCTAGGTGCAAGTCTTACATTGCCGGGAACTGTAATGTTACCAGTAAGCTGTGTAGCCGCAATAGCTAAGGCAGCTTGATGCTGTGTTACAGATGACTCTGTGACTGCAAGGTTAGGAACAGTACTTGCTATATAATCAATAACAGCTTTGTTTGTTGGTATCTGAGTATCACTACTAGCAAAACTTTCGCTAGACGTTGTTACCATTCCAGCATTAAGATTAGAAAAAGTTACTGTAGTTAAGTATCCTGATCCAGAATGGTCACCCCAACCATAGGCAGTGTTCCAATTTGATATTGCTAAATTATTCCCTGTAACATTTCCTGAAAATGTACCGTCAACACCTGAAACATTACCTGAGAATGTTCCGGTAGTTCCTGAAACGCCAGCAGAAAATGTACCTGTAGTGCCAGCAACAGCGGCAAATGTTCCTGCGGCTGGCGTAGAACCACCAATAACTGTGTTATCAATAGTTCCAGCATTAATGTCTGCGGTCGTGGCTACAACACTAGTAAATGTTGCTGCTGCTGGGCTAGTTCCCCCAATAACAATGTTATCTAATGTACCACCATCTAAGTTAGCAGCACTAATTGTACCAAGGTTTGTTACTGTTGCTCCTGCAAAGTTCACTGTTCCATTTGCAGTAAGATTAGTAAATGTACCAGCGGCGGCTGTACTAGCGCCAATAACTACGTTATCTAGTGCGCCACCATTAAGATCAATTGTAGTTGCATTAAGGGTCGCAAACGTAGCTGTGCCAGTAAAAGTAGGACTTACTGTGTCGGCTTTTGTAGCTATTGATGTTGATATAGCATCAAATTCTGTTTCAAACTCTGAGCCACGAATAACCTTATTGGTGTCTCCACCCGGAAGCGTATCCTTAGCGGCAAAGTCTGTTGTCTTTGTATAGTTAGCCATTGGTTATTCCTAGCAAGAAAAAGGAAAGGGGGCCATTGCGACCCCCGTAGTTCTATTAGACAGAAGGTACTGCCAGAACAAAACCAGCTTCAGGACGATACACCTGAACACCGTAGAGGGTGTCAGCAGTGTACAGAGTAGACAGGTACTCTTGCTTGTACTGAGTCTGAGAACGGACAGCCAACTGCTCTGCCATTACAACTGCTTCGCTGTGGAACAGCAGTGCTGCACGAGTGTCAGGGCCGGCAGTGTTGTCAGCAGCAGCTTCGATAGTTCGGCAGTTAGCAGAAACGTAAACGTCTACGCCGTACAGGTTGCCGATCAAGCCGTTGTTGACGGTTCCACCAGATACAAAGTCAGAAGACACGTATCGGTCGATGCCCATGATAGCGTTGCGCGTAGCGGGCGGGATGATGAGGTTACGGCCTTCCATCGGTACGTTGTTGTCATCCATCTTCTGGATCATGTCACGGAAGAAAGCATCCGTAAACTCGTCACCAGCTACCAGAGTGTCATCAGTGTACTGAGTGGTAGTGCCGTTATCATTGAAGAAACAACCAGTGTGCTGGTAGTCAGTAGCAGCAGGGCTGAATACAACAGCGCCACCGTCACCAAAACCAGTACCAGCTGCGTGGAGGTCGTTGTCAACCTGTACAGCCAGAGCGTAACCAGCGTCCTCAGTGTAGAACTGACGCAGAGATGACAGAGCTTGTACCTCTACGATGTCCTCGATCAGACGTGAGTACTCAAAGTGCCGGTTGATAGTAACCTGCAGCTCTGATTCGGTGTTTGCAATGATAGTT